GACCCGATGACGGCTGACATGGCGTTGAGACGCATGGACGCGCCGGCCAAATCCGCACTGGCACGTGGTGTCATGCAGGACACTGCGGCGCTGAAAGACGGCGCCAAGATGCTAGACCACCTCGTTGCCAACGAGGCCGGCATCATGCGAGTGCTCAAGGCAAACGACCCGGCAACCGCCGCAAAGACGTTTGCCGCTATGAAAGACGCCGCTGAAACTTTGCAGTTGGTGCAAGAAACAAGCCGCAAGTTGCCGGCCAACGCTATGGTTGCAGCCAAGAACCTTGACAACCTTACGCAAGGGATGCCGGAAGTCCGCGCAGTTGTGGCAAACATTCAGGCGCAATTGGCGGCAGGCGCAAAGTTTGAGGAGCTTGCAACTCAAGGTGGTAAAGCGGGCACGACAGCAGCGCGGTTGTTCAAAGCAGAAGTGACGCCGCACGTTTTTCCGCTGAACAAAGTTATGTCGATTGTCAATGCGGTTCTGGGGCGGCTTGAAGGCCGCATAGACAAGAAGTTGGCGGTGCAGATCGCCAACGAGTTGTCCACTTCTAGCGGCGCTGCAGAGGCATTGGCCAAAGCACAAACCACCCGCGCCAACATCGGTGCTACGTCAAACAAACTTGGCGCCGTGCTTAGAAGCCAGGCTGCGCCTGCCACCGTGTCCGTAACCAACGCACTCGCACCATGATCCCATCCCTGCCCCAAGATAAGGCCAACCATTTTTTCTACGGCAGCTTGATCTTCCTAGCCGCACTCGCTGCCTTCCGGCACGCTGACGCTGCTTACGGCCTGGTGGTGCTGGCCGCAGCGGGCAAGGAGGCAATTGATTGGATCTCCAACCAACGCGCTATCAGAGAAGGCTCGACACCAACGCACGGGGTAGAATGGTTCGATGCCCTGGCGACCTGCGCTGGCGGTGCCGTTCCATACCTTGCAAGGATGATCTGATGGATTCTCAGTCTCTTATCAACACCGGCCTGAGCCTGGCCTGTGTCGTAATCGGCTGGCTTGCTAGAGAGCTGTGGACGTCAGTCAAGCTGCTCCAGTCCGATCTGACAAGCCTGTCAGTCGAACTGCCCAAGACCTACGTCACGCGGGACGATTACCGGTCAGACCTAAAGGAAATCAAAGAAATGCTGGCGCGCATCTTTGACAAGCTGGACGGCAAAGTCGACCGCTCATAGCACTCGCTCCCAGCGGATACGCGCAACATCACCCGACCCTATGTCGGAACGTTTCCGACTTGGCGCATCCCACCCCTTTCGGGCCGGAAGTTCAGCGGCAACTGCCCAGCCAGCGCCGCGCAACGACGCGCCAGACTCATCATGCTGTGTGTACGTCACGCACTTCGCATAACCAAGCGCAGTAGCTGCTCGGCAGATAGCGCCGTACAGTTTTGAGTTGGCGTTGCGCGTCCCATCGGTGCATGTGCGCGTCACCTCCAACGTCAGCCCATCGTCCAACATCCGCGCCACTGGACGGCCAGCAGTTGCCGTGCCCACAAGAGCGCCATCGACAAACAAGCCAACACTGAACTTGTGGCCAATTGGGGGCTTGTTGTGCCGGTGATGCTCGCGCACATACTCCTGCGCCAACTTGAGTGATATCGGAGCAATTTTCATAGCAGCGCCGAGATACCAACGGTCACCATCTCGCTCCTGAGCTTAGACGGGTTGGTTTTGGCCATCACCCGCAGCGCCACGGCGGCAAACGTCTCGATGCCTGCCCAGGCATCCTCCAGATGCGGATCATTGAGCGCCAGGATGTGCGCTCTGATTGTCAGGACGTCGGCCATGTAGGCGTCCCTGATGGCGTCAATTGCTTGCTTGGTGGGTCTCATAAAAAGTTTGCCAGTTGCCACACGCTGTTGGGCGTATGTAATCTGTTTTTGGGTATTACTTGTTGAAAAACCTCTCGCGCAATTTTTCTTTTATTGTTGTTTATGTTTTTGCGTATTCTGGTTTGCTTAATTAGGTCTGCACATAAAGCATCGTAATGCTCAATCGCGACCCATCTTTTCTTTGCGCATACATTTAATACCCCAAGCCTTCGATTGATTGTCAACAGTTTACTAACTCTGTCGCTACTGATACCCATCAATTTTGCTAGGTCTCTGAACAAGATGCCGTTGGGTAATCCAGTAACAACAGACGCGCAACGCGCAACGTCTAAATGATTGTCATTAATTTTTGACATCGCAAAGCTCTTCGTAAGCCAACCAAGTAGACAAATACCACTGCGCTTTTTCTAGCGACTCGGTGCCGCCCTTGTGTCGCTCGCGCCAAATATATTTCATAGCGTTGCCTTTGCAGTAACCGCGAAACTCTTCTTCAGTCAGCGCCGCCATAATTGCATCGATGCACTCAACCGAGCCTTGGGTGTAGTGCGGCGGGTTGTTTACGTTGTCAGTCATTTGAACCCCTTATGTGCCTCAGTGCGCACTCGTAATGCCTTGGCCCCCATGACCAACAGTCCGGGCCATGCGTACCGATGTGGCCCTCCCGATCATCTTGGTATTTGAGGGCGCGCTTGAGGCGCTCGTTTTCTGACAGGGCGTCGCCCAAAAGTAAATCTAATTGCCGTTCAATTTCAGTCATGTGTTCTTCTCCTTGAGGTCATCATTCACGATGCAATCCCCTTAGTTTTCTCAAAAGTTCTGAGGCCACCGAGCCCCAACATCCCCAACATCAGTTGCCACAAGTTGTCGTCGATGCCAGGCAACGTAGGCAGCGGGTGATCCAACACAATTCCGGCCCATTGGAGCAACGGCCTGGCGATGTACTGACACGCCAACGCCAACGCGCAGACCCATCCAATCGCTGGACGCCATCCTGAAGTAAATGCGCTGGGCGACGCCGCCTCGGCGCGGTTCACATCAAGTTGACCTTGGACAATGGCGACCTGAGCGGCGAGCTGCGCCGCCTCGGCCTGAGACTTGTCCGGCCAGATGCGGGTGATGACGGTCTGCGCCAGTTCAACGCCTGCGGTTAGAGGGTCCATTCGCCAGTCTCCATCTGCTTGGCCATGCGGGCCGCCCGACCAAAGGTTTGCTTGGCCCAAGCGCTGTCCATCATCTCTGCCGCGGCCTCGCTGTAGTGGCCGTCCTCGATGCTGCCGAGGGTGCGCTTGAATTGAAGCAGGCCTTTCAAACCCATCTGAAACGCCATGCCGATCAGCACGGCCTGGCGGGCATCGTTGAGCTTCTCAATCCAGGGCAGCGCCTTGAGCACCGCTTCGTAGTTGCGCTTAATGTCGTTCTCAAGCAGCATGTCGATCTCTTCGTTTGACAGCCCGCCACCCTTGCGAAAGTCAATCAGCCGCCCTACGCCGATTGTCCAGTAGCCTAGCGAGTCTTGGTAGGCGCAAGACTCGGCGCCTTCCTCTCGGATCAATTGAGTCTTCAGGTCCATAACGTCGTCCCCCAAGCCACTGCCAATACCCAGAGCGCGAACACGGCGGTGCGGTTCACCCAGCTCCACCGGTTTCGATAGTGAGTGATTGCATGGCCGTCACAACCAAACGCTTGGTCGAGCGTCCGAGGAAAACGACGGGTTGTTCCTCCGTCGAGAATCGATGTAGGTTGTAGCACTTGTATCTCCTTCTGGTTGTGTTGTTGGACTGATGGCGCGTTGCCAAGACTTCCGTGGGCGCGTTGCACTCTGGGCACCTCACGCCAGCAAGGCAAACAAGGCAAACGCCACCACGATTGCTACCGCCCATACGATGCTGTCTCTGAACATCGCCTGGTAATACTCGTCTTCCTCTCTCATGTCCTGCTCCTCTCGGGCCAACTGTCGGGCCGTGGATACCACTTGATGGGCCGCTGCGATGCGTCAATGCGGCTACTGTACTTAATGACAGTCTTCATGCTGTCCGAATCAAGGCATGGCCAAGACCAATTCTCGCCATCCCACCAACTGAGGCTGTGGCCACCGGTTGGCCACCATCCAATGCTTGGCGGCTTCATAGTGTTGCTGCCCCGCGCAAGAGTTGCACGCGCTCGCGCTCGACCCGCAAGCTGCTGTACCGCTGGTGCAGCCGCGTCAAGATCGCTATGCGGTTGGCGCCAGCTTGCTCATCTTGCAGCAACTTCAGCACCTCTTCCTCAGTCAGTTTCGTCAGCACCTCGTGCATGCTTCTCCAGGTCAACTTCATTTCAACTCCTCTATCGCTATGTCAGAAATCGTTCGCTTGTCGCGCAGTGCGCGCCAAATTTTCTCATCGACCGTCTTGTCGGTGATCATCAGGTAAACCCAGACCGGGTGCTTCTGGCCGCTGCGGTGCAGCCGGCCTATGGTCTGCTCGTACAACTCCAGCGACCAGGGCAACGACAAGAACACCACCTTGCAGCCGCCGTACTGTAGGTTCAATCCGTGGCCGGCGCTCTTAGGATGGACTAACAAGAGTTGAACCTCGCCCTTATTCCACCGCTCGATGACGTTGTCGTCGTCCAGCGTCTGAGCGTGCGGGTAGCGCCGCTTCAGTTCAGCCAACTCGGCCTTGAAGTTGTACGCGATGAGCGTGTTGGCGCGCTGATTCTCGGCCAGCAGATCGTCCAGCGCGTCGAACTTGTGGGGTGACATCCACTGCGGCGCGTCGTCGGCGTAGACGAACCCAGAGGCCATCTGCTGGAGCTTGCCCGTCACCACGCCAGCGTTGACCGCAATGGCTTTGGCGTCAGGGAACTCCAGCACCATGTCCTTCTTCATCTGCTTGTACTGCTTCAAATCCATCTGGCAGCGCACCTCGACCACGTTCAAGTCTGGCAACGTGTACGACTCAAGCAAGAAGGTGGCTGGCTTGATGCGCTCCATCACCTGCGCCAATGCGCCGGTGCGCGGCGCCCATTGGTTGAACTCCTTGTTGATCAACGTAAAGTATTGTTGCTGGAAAGCGCCCTTGGTGCGCCCAAGCAGCGCCGTGTCGATGATCTTGCATTGGCCAAAGACATCCTCCAGACCGTTGCTGGTGAACGACCCAGTCAGACCCCAGCGGATGTTGACCTCGCGCAGGAACTTCTCCAGCAACTTGAACCGCTGGCCGCTTGGGTTCTTCAGCCTGGTCAACTCATCAAACACCACGCCATCAAACCCGCCCGTGGGCAGATTCTCGTAGTTGGTCACCACGACCTGCACAGGCGCCCGCAGCGCAGCAGCGCGCTGCTTGGCCGTGCCCACGGCGACCGCCATCGTGACCTCCGGCGCCCACTTCGCCTTCTCTTCTAGCCAGACATGTTCAGCCACGCGCTTGGGCGCCAACACGAGGAACCGACTGGCGTGGCCGTCGCGCAACATCTCGCGCATAGCGGTCAGCGTGATGGCGGTCTTGCCCGCACCGACCGGCGCAAGGATCATCGCCCGGTCATGCTCGTACAGGAAATCAGCCGCAATGGATTGATATGGTCTAAGATTCATGGCCACATTTTTGCGTGGATGTCAATTAGCTTGAACGCGGCTGCGTATTCTTGCGCGTGAATATTTTCTTTGCTAAAGGTTGCCTTAAAATCTTCTTTAGTACCAAAAAAATAATCTGTTTCAATTCGGACGCCTTTATTTGTAACCCAAACTTTTAATATTTCTTGTTCACTTCCAATTGGCCCAATTTGAAGAAACGGTCGGGCGCCTTGCAACAACAAACCATCTATAATAGCGCCGCTAAAATTAGCATGTTGTAAATATGCGCCGCTAAAATCAGTACCTGCTAATTGAGCGCCGCTAAATTTAGCGCCAGCTAAACCAGCGCCGTTAAAAAGAGTTCCTTTTAATATTGCGCCGCTTAAATCAGCAAAATTTAAGTTTGCGCCCCTTAAATCAGCGCCAGATAAATTAGCGCTGCTTAAATTAATTCCTTGCATATTTGCGCACATTAAATCAGCCTCGGATAAATCAGCGTTGCTTAAATCAACGCCTACAAGGCGTTCATTGGGCAATTCTGCGCAATTTAATTTTGCTCCTTGAAGGTTTGCAAGGCATAATAGTTTTACCGGGTATGTAGCTATAGGTTTCTTATCAAATCTTCCGCGTACTATTGTCGATCCAGTCATTTACGTTCTCCTTGTTCCACAACACAATGTAGTTTTGGCCTAGCGCGGCCATGTCGGCTGCGAAGACTTGCTGCAACGCGGACAGGCGCCCGCCCTTGACTTTAAGTTCAACAAACCAGACGCGCCCGCCAGGTAGCACGACCAGGCGGTCGGCCACGCCTGCGCGGCCTGGCGAAACAAACTTGTACGCCTTGCCGCCGGCCTTCTCGACCAGACGGACAAGGTGCCGCTCGACATCAGCTTCCCTCAACTTCAGGCTCGGCCGGGTTGAAACGCGCAACGCGGTCGGGCAGCGGGTG